CACCGCGCCATAGCTGCCCGCCGGACCGCGCGGACGGGGCCGGCGGAAGTCCCACAGCCGCACCCGGTTGAGCGGGCCTTCCAGGCGCGCCAACAGGGCATCGAGCCGCGCCGAGCGGGCGCCGCCGACGGGATCGAACGAGACCTCGCACGTCCATCGCGCGCCAGGCCGCGCGATCGCCTGCGTCGCCGACGTGATGGGGCTGGCAAGCAGCGTCGTCGTCGCCTGAAGCCAGAACGCGCACTCGCGCGGCCGGAAATCCTCCGGCCAGTCGAACGTCTCGGGCATACCGCTCAGCCCCGCGCGGTGCGGTAGGCGTAGCCGCCGCGGCGGATGGCATCGAGGGTGGCGTCGCGGGCGGCGGCGACGATCTGCGGCACCATCGCGCGCATGCGGGCCTCGCTGCCGGCATCGGCGCCGCGTGCGTCGATCGCGAAGGTCTGGTTGACGGTGACGCCGCCTGCGGAGAAGCGGCCGGCGGGCATGATGGTGCCGGGGGCGTCGGGCACGAACAGTTCCGGCCCGCGTTCGCCGACGAGGTAGCCGGTGCCGCCGGCAACCGGCCCGCCCGCCGCGCGCGGGCCGCCGAAGGTCAGGAACCCGCCTGCGGGCGCGCTGGGCGCGGCCGGGGTGGCAGGTGCGCTGCCCCCGCCCTTGCTGCCCCCGCCCCCGCCAAAGAAGCCGCCCAATTCGCCGCCGATCTTGGTGAGCAGGCCGGTTGCCGCCTCGGCAAGCGGCTTGGTCACGGTCTGGCGCAGGATGATCCGCGCGATATCCTGCGCAAGGCCCGCAAGCACATCGCGCAGCCGCTTGCCGCGAATGGCGGCCTCCTCGAACGCGCTGGTGAAGGTCAGGCCGAGTTCGTTGGCGGCATCCTTGAGCTTTCTGGCATCCTCGTCGGCGTTCTCCAGGGTGTCCTTCGCCTGCTTGACGGCCCGGTTGTAGGTGTCCTGGTCAAGCTTGCCGGCGCGAAGAATTTCGTTCAGCCGGTTGATCGTTGCGGCGTACTGCTCGGCCGGCGTGCGGGTGGCCTCGAAGATGCGGCCGGCGTCGCTGACCAACTGGTCAAGCTGCTGCTCCTTCAACCGCTCCAGCGCCTTGGCGAGCGCACTGCCGGATTCAGCCGTCGCTGCCGTCGCGCGGCGTGCGCCTTCGGTAAGCTTGGCGAGGTCTTGCTGAAGCTGCGCCTGCAAGCGAACACTATCGGCGATGAACTGCTCTTCGCTGATCACCCCGCTGGCTCGGGCGCGTTGAAGCACCGCCGAGCGTTCGGCGAACTCCTTGCGAAGCGCGAGCTCGCGGTTGGTCTGCTCCTGAAGCTGGGCATAGGCGGCCTGGGCGGCGGTCTTCTGCTGCTCGCGCGCGCGCCGCGCCGCCTCGGCCTGGTCGCTCAGGTTGCGCGCGGTCCGGTCGCGTTGAATATCGTCCTGTTCAAGCTGAAGCTGGTTGACCTGGTCGTCGTAGCGCCGAAGTTCGGCAAGCTGCGCATCGAGGGTGCGGCGAAGCGCGATGACCTGCGGGTCACGCTCGGCTATCGCGCGGGCCTGCGCCTGCCGTTCCGGCGAAGCGCTGCGCGGCACGAAGGATTCGATCGCCGCGTCGAGATTGCCCTGCGTCTCGTTCCGCCGATCGTTCAACGTCTCCCGCCGGCGCACCAGCGCGGCGATGCGATCGTTATTGGCGGCGAACCGCTCGTCCTGGCTGCCTGGTCCCAGCAGCGCCTGGCGGGTGGCATCAAGCGCTGTGCCGGCCGCCTTCAGCCCCTCCGCCAAACGGCGCGAACCGCCGATGGCTTGGTCGAGCTGCCCGAGGAAACGCTCCATCGCCGAGGTGAGCGCGCCCGCGCCCTGTTCCAGCGTGACCGGCAGGCCGGCCAGTTGCCGCTGCACGCCCTCGGCCGCGCGGAGCAGCGCGGGGAACACCTGGTCCGCGGTAAGCCGCCCCTCTGCGCCGGCCTTGCGGAGTTCTCCGACAGACATCCTCAGTTCGCCGGCAAGCGCCTGCGCAAGCTCCGGCATCGCTTCAAGGATGCTGCGAAGCTCGTCGCCTTGCAGCGTGCCGCTGGCCAACGCCTGGCCAAGCTGCAACGTCGCCGCGCCCAACGCCTCGGACGATGTGCCGGCGATGCGCGCAAACCCCTGGATGCCCTCGATGAGCTTCAGGACCTGATCGTTCGTCGCGCCGATGTCCTTGGCCGCAACCGAGAACCGCGTGAACGCCGCGATGCTGTCGGAAACGGAGGCGCCGGTCCGAAGGCTCGACTGATACAGCCGATCATAGACCTCGGCCGCCGTGGTGACGTTGCCCGTGGCCGAACCCAGCCGGGCAAGGCTGCCGGTGAGTTCGTCGCCCGCGCGGATGATCTGGCGGAATGCCAGCGCCGCCGCGGCGGCCGCCGCCGCCGCGCTGATGCGCGCTAGCACCGGCCCCAACAGCCGCAACGCCGCATCGGCCGATTGCGCGCCGCCGACGATCGCGCGAAGCCCCTGGTCGCCGGTCTGGCCGATGCGCTTGAGGTCGGCCTCGGCCTGCTGCGCCCCGGTGGTGCGAACGTCGATTTCGACGCGCTTCTTGGCATCAGCCATCGGCGGCGCGCTCCCGGGACGACTTCGCGAGGCCCGCCATCATCCCTGCGCGGATGTCCGGCAGCAGCGCGGCCACGGCGGCGGTGTCCGCATCGCCGGCGGCGGCGAGCGCGAGGGTGCCGGCGATGTCGACGGTCAGGCCGCCGAAGCCGGTCGCCGCCACGCAGGCCGCGGCGGCCTGCCACGCGGCCGCCCCCTCCTCGGTCAGAGGGGCATGCTGGCGGTAGGGGCAGGCGGCGCCACAGCCTGGCTCGCCGCATCCGCGGCAGTATCCGGCGCCCCCGCCGAAATGCCATTCGGCGAGGGCGCGGAGACGTTTCCCTCCGCGGCCCGCCGTCGCTCGGGTTCCAGCATGTGGCGCCAGAACGCGGCGGCCACGTCCTCGATCGCCATGAGCTGCGGCAGCAGCGCGGCATCGAAGGCAAGCGCGTTGCCATCGGCGTCGAACACCCCTTCCCAGTCCGTGACCAGGTAGCGGGCCAGCGCGCGGACCATCAGGTCATGCGCCAAGCCGGCGGCGAGATGCGGATCGTCGAGGTCGAGGCCGTCGATCACCACCCCCGCATCCAGCAGGCCCTGGCGGCCCGCGCGTACGGCCTCGGCCTCCGCCATGGCCGCGTGCTGGGCGGCGGCGATCAGGGCGGTGCTGGCGGGTCGCAGCAGCACGCGGGCCGTGCCGGCAAGCTCGATCCAGCGCGGCGCGCGCGGCAGGCCGAGGCGAATCTGGTCAGGCATAGGATGCCACCTGGTTCCGAAGGACGATCTGCATCAGGCACGCCGCGGTGGTATCGTCCGCGGCGCGGAAATCGACGCTGATCTCCACACCCTGCGGGCCGGTCACCGGCGTGCGCGGCACGGAAAGGAACACCCGCGGGAAGGTCACGATCAGCGCGCGGTTGGCCGCCGCCGTGTAGGCGAGTTCCAGCGCCGACGGCACCGCGCCGATCGCATCGTCGATCATGCCGGTCTCGGCGAAGCGCAGGGTCAGCGTGCCGGAGGCGCTGGACAGGCCTTCGTCCACGCCTTCGATCTTGCGGTCGGAGCGGATGGTCTTGACCGCCTCCATGCCGTTCGACCAGGTGAACTCGGCCGCGGTGACGTTGGCGAGCGCGGCACCGTTCCGCTTGATCGACCCCTGCGGCTTCTGGAAGCGCGCGCCCTGGGTGAAGACCGGCGTTCCCGCGGCGCTGGTCGCGGCGCGGGTCTCGCCCTGTCCGAGCAGCGCAATGGTGGCGTCGGCCGGGCCGGTCGGCGAAAAATCGAGCTGCAGCTCGTTCGCCTTCACGCCGGTGAGCAGCGAGTAGCGGTTCGGCAGCGGATCGACGAAGTCGATCTCGAACGCGCTCGACGGCAGGCCGTAGGCGCCGTCCTTGAAGGTGTGCACGTAGTCCGGGCCGGTGCCGGTGGTCGCCGGCGCGCCGAGCAGCAGGCGCAGCCAGTGGCCGAAATTGACCAGGTCCACCGGGATGGTGGCGGATCCTTCCACCGTCACCGTATCCAGCGCCGGGTCGCCGGTGGTGCGGCGGTCGCCTGCGCCCAGCACCGGGTCATCCAGCAGTTCCTGGCTGGCGCCGAGTTCGAAGCTCTTGAACGGCATCTGCGTCCAGTTGCCGGACGGAGCCACACCGTAGGTGGCCTCCGGGCGCGTACGCAGCTTGGCCTTCGCGCCGATGGCACGGGGCATGGGCGATCTCCTCGGGTGGCAGGATCAGCGAATGGTGCGGACGGGCCGCGGACGGCCGGCGCCGTCGCGCCACGCGGCGACGATCCGGCGCGGGATGGCGGCGCTGGTCGCGCGGATCGGCCCGTCGAGGTCGATGCGCTTGGCAAGCCGCACCTCGCGCAGCAGCAGGAACATCGGCACGAAGCCCTGCTTGAGGACTTCCTTGCGGCGCAGGCCGCGCCCGCGGCCGGTCGCGATGGCGATGCCCCCGCCGGCAACCAGCGCGCGGCTGCGCCGGCCGCGGGCGCTGAGGCGGGCTTCGCCTTGGCCGACCGGCAGGCACCACAACAGTAGGTCCGGCCGGGCTTTCGCGCGGATCACAAAGGCGGAAGGGTTCGCTGCCATCTGCGCGGTGGTGATGCGGAGGCCTTTCTCGCCCCGGCCCCGCCGCCCGCGCGCGGCGTTCCAGCCCGTCGGGATGGCAAGCCGCTGTCCGCGCTTGCCGCGGATGCTGCGCGCCTGGGTGTAGGCGTCGATGATTTCAGGCACCTGCGAGAACACACGACCCGCTGCCCGGAGGCTTTGGCCGCGCTTGGGGAAGTCGAGCTGCTGCCAGGTGGTCGGCAGGCTGCGCGAGGCGAAGTTGGCGCGGACCTGCGCGCGCATGGTGTCCTTCAGCGCGGTGGTGCCGCCGCGGATGCCAGCGGTGACCGCGGCGCGGCCGTCGGCGGCAACACTTTCCAGAACGTCAGCGAAGCTGGTGTTGACCCCGATCGCCAGGCGCATCGATCACCCCGCGGCATCGCCGAGTACGGTGAACATCAGCCGCACGGGCACGGTAGCCGCGGCGATGGGGGCGGCGCCTTCGGGGCCGGCCGTGTCGTAATCGGGGCTGCCCGCCTCGGCCCATTCGACGGCGCCGCCGAGGGTGCGGTCCGAGGCAATGGCGTCCGACAGCGCGGCGATGATCGCATCGCGCGCCATCTCCGTCGCCGCGAACAGCTCGACATCGGCGCGATGGGTGATGCCGTAGGCAAGCGGCGAGAGCATCGCCTCCTCCTCGATGGTTTCGCCATCGCGGATCACGGCCAGCCCGCCCGCCGGCACGCGTTCGGGCCATGCCGCGTTGCGCCCCGCAATGATCCCGGGCAAGGCCTGCACTAGCGCCAAAAGCGCGGTGATGGCGGCTTCGCGTGCCGTCGGCATCGGCTATCGCGCGCAGAGCAGGCGGTGCGCCGCGCCGACCGGGTCGCGGATCGCGGCCAGCACGGTGAGCATATCGGCGCCAACGAGGACCACGTCGCCCTTGGCTGGCGCGGGCACATCGGCCGCCGCGACCAGAAGCACATCGGTTGGCCGCACCAGCGTCGTGCCGAAGGCGTCGAAGGTCTCGTCCGGCGCGCTGCGCACAATGGTGATGGCGACGCCCGTACCCAGGCCGCCGACGCGATAGACCGCCGGCACGCCAAGGTTCGGGTCGGCGACGATCGCCGCCATCGCATCGTCGAACACCGTCATGCAGCGCCTCCATCGCGCGGCGCCGCGGCCCGCCGCAACCCGCGCGCCCAGCCGTCACGGAACCCCCGGGCATAGATGGCATCTAGGAGCCGGATAAGCCGGTGCGGATCGCGCTCGGCGAGGAAATCGCGCGCGGCGATCAGGCGCATGTCGCGAAGATCGGCGCCGCAGAACCGAAGCGTATCGTCGGCATCGCCCTTCGGCACATGCGATGCACGCCGCGGCATCGCTACCGGCGGACGGCCGCGGCGAGTTGCGGCACGATCTTCTCGGCCGAACGGCCGATCACATAGCCGCCCAGGCCGAGTTCGACGATGCCCCAGAGCTTCAACACTTCCGGTTCGGAAATGCCGGGCGCGGAGTAGCCGAGCCAGCGGGCAACGATGAGCGCGCCGAAGGTCAGCATCAGGATCGGCCGCCATGTCGCGGTGAGCCAATGCTCGCTCTCCGCTTCGGCCTTGACGATGGCGCTGGCCGCCGTTTCCAGATCGGCCTGGCGCTTCATCAGTTCCATCTGAAGTTCAAGCTGCGCCTTCGCGGCCTCCGCCGGGTCGGGGAACAGCCGCTTGATCACATCGCCGAAGATCGGGAACAGCGTCGGCAGCAGGGCGGCGATCATTCGGGCGTGCTTCGCGCATCGGCATCGTTGGGTTGCGGCGCGGCCCATTCGGGCGGCGGCGCGGCCTTGCAGGCGGCCAGCGACAGCAGCAACGCCAGGATCATGATGCGCATGGCATGGGGTTCCTTAATGGGGGGTAGAGGCGGCGGTCGAGTTCGAAGTGCGGGCCGTCGCGGAACCGCGGCCAATCGCCGCCCCAGATCAGCGCGACGCTCTCGGCGTCGGCGGCCTGCTTCACGATGGCGGCGAGGCGCGGATAGAGCGGCCAATCCCAGCGCACCTCGCCATCGAGCGTGACGGCAAGGTCGACCGCATGGCCGGTGAGGTGCCGGCTATTCATCGTGCGCGATGCGCCCTGCGCCACAAGTTGCCGCTGCCGCTCAGCCGTCCGCACGCCATCCGTGACGACGAAGCCCAACGGGGCCGGCATTGCAACGCGGGCGCGATGAACCACGCGCACGAGGTCGGGATGCACGCCGGCAAGGCGCGCAAGGTCGCGGTGCGTGAGCATCGGCCGTGCGATGCGTCAGGCGGGCGGCTTGCCGCCAAGCCGGCCGCGGCCCGCTTCGATGAGCATGTCCACGGCATCCGGGCCGAGGATGCCGGCGACCTGCGCGACCAGCATCACCTGCCAGAAGTCGCCGATGCCGATGGCGATCGCGGCCATGCCGGTAGCGACGCCCAGGGCGCAGCCCACCGGCAACTGGAAGAAGAACGTCCAACGGCCCAACGGCTTATGCTGGGATGAGCGCACCCAGCCTAGATAGCGGCCAAGCGCACCGGCCGCGCCGGCCGCGCCCAGCACCAAGGCTTCGCGCTCCGGGGGAAGGTCGACTGGCATCATGGCGTCTCCGTGAAGGCGGAATCGGCGGCGGGGATTGCGGCCCTGCCAAGTGCGGCCGGCAAATCTGCGATCAGGCGAACATGCGCGCCGCCCGCCGCACTTCGGGCATCGCATCGACGTGGGCCTGGGTGCTGAGATGCGAGCCGTCGGTGGAGTAGTAGAAGGGCGTGCCGTTGGTGCGGAACTTCCACGGCTCGTTCGGGTCCGACCACACCGGGCCGATTTCGACGACGCCTGTTACCGGAAAGGGCTTCTGCCGGATGCGGTCGTTCATCTGCCAGCGCACGCCGGCTGTCGCCTGGTTCTGCGGCGACGCGCCGCTTGAAGGGTCCGGCAGTCCGCCGGAGAAGTCGCTCTGCCCGGCCAACGTAGCAAAGCTGTCGGTGCTGGTCGTGCGCGGGCCGATCGTGCATTGCAGGATTGCCATGTTCTTCTTCGCGCGCAGATAACTCCACCAGGTCTGCATCTGCCCTAGCACGGTCGGCGCCGATCCGGCCGCGCCATAGGCGCTGTTGTGACCGTGCTGGCTGAAGTGCGTAGTGGCGTACGCCGCGAAGGGTGCGCGCCGGCCGAACTGCGTATCGGTGGCCGACTGGCCGGGACTTGTGCCGGCCACCGCCATCACGCCGACGGGGTAGCCCAGCTGGAACAGCGCGCGCTGGTAGCCGCCGCTATTGCCAAACCCATCGCCGCTCTCGTCATCGCCGCCGCGGAAAATGCTGTCGCCTGTGCCCAGGATCGAGATCGTACGTCCGTCCACCGTCTCGGCCGTCATGGCGATCGGGCCGGTGCGGGCATTGCCGGCCGTGCCGGTGAAGTCGCCTACCGTCCCGCGCGGAATGTCGTTGAACGCCCCGCCGATCCAGTTCGACGACACGGCCTCGTTGATGCGGCTCAGCACCAGCCCGCCGCTGCCGCCGACCCGTGTGCCGGCGGTGGCGACGACGTGCTCGATGCAGATCAGCACTTCGGTGCGGGCGGGAATGAAGGCTGGCGCATCGACAACCGGATCGGTCGCGCTGGTCGCGCCGGATGCTTGGGCCAGGCTAGCCGCACCGGCGAAAGCAAGGGGCCGCTTCGTCTCGCCCGGCACGCGCATGAACTGGATCGCGGCCTTGATCGTCGCGACGTTGCCTGCTGCGACCTCCTGGTTGGGGTCCTGCCAGTTCACCCACCAGTTGGCGAAATGCAGCACGAACCGCCGCAATGGGATTGCCGGCGTCCAAACGCGCAGCAGCACGGTCTGGACCTGCTGGGCCGCGCCGACGACGGTCGATGCCTGCGTCGCGCCCAGGCTGTTGGCGGCGAAGACCGCCTGGCCAGCCTGCGTGCGCGGGAAGACGTGCGGGGTGACGAGCATCTCAGGCAATCGCGAACCGCTGCATCGCCCACCCCACGGCATCGGTCAGCCACGATCCCGGCAGCAGGTCGTTGCTGCCGTCGAGCGTGAACGTCGGCGCGGTGCTGCCGAACAGCGTGTCGCCGATCTGCGAGGAGCCGTTGTTCGACCACCACGAGGCCGGCGCGGTCAGGTGGCGGTTGGTGCCGATCGCCACGCCGCCGGCGACCATGCTGTGGGCGATCGCCATCGCCCCCGTCGCGACCCTTCGCCGGTTCAGGAACAGGTGCCCCGTCGTGCCGTCGAAGATGGCGGTGACGATCACGGGCGCGTTCAGCACCACGGCCGCGGCCGCGGCGATCGAGGCATTCTCGGCCCCGTTCGCGCGCGTGCGGTTCATTGCCCAGTCGGCCGTCGCGGTCTGGATGCGCAGCGACGCGTCGCCGGTGGCGCTGAACGAGCCGAGCGAGAAGCTGAACCTGTTGGACGCGTTGTGCCCCGGCCGCAGCGCCTGCATCACGATGATGGGCCGGTTGGTGCCGGCGAAGGGCGAATGGGCGCCGGCCTGGGTGCAGACCAGGTGGCTGTTGGTGATGTTCATCGACCGCCGCCCGTTCATCACGGTCGTGTTCTCGGTCGGCACGGGCGTGGCGCCGTCGGCGACGAAGGCCAGGCCCGAGACCTTGTCCAGCACCTGCGTGATGCTGCCGGCGCTGACCGTCGCCTCCGGCCCGCTGGGGTCAACCCAGCCGATCAGGCCTGGCCAGGATGTCAGTGGGTTGAAGACCGGCGGCTGCACCGGCAGCGGCGCATAGCCCAGGCGCCGGCCGATGATCGCGAACTTGTAGCCGCGGCCCGGTTGCGTTTGGCCGACGGCCGTCAAGTCGAACGTAACGCGGTCGCCCTGGTTGATCTGCGCGACGTTGATTGCCGGCTGTTGTGGCGACTTCTGCGTGCCGGCCGGAATGACCTGATCGTTGCCCAGAAGCGGCACGCCGTTGACCTTCACGTTCAGCGCCGCATCGCTGCCGATCGGTGCCGCCGCGCAGCTCGCCTCGGTGCCCTCGACGCTCTGGGTGATCGGCCATGATCCCACCGTGACCTTGTTGGCCGCGGCGGTAGCGTCGACGGTTTCTTCGGTCAGCGCATAGAGCATCGGATGGTCATCCTCGACAGGGGCGCCGAGCGCCGGTGGCGCCGGCGGTGGCGCCGCGGCGTCGCCGTCGCCAAAGAACCGGGACACATGGCGCGAGAAGCGGATTACGCGTGCTGACATTCCAGGCCTCGCGACAGGCTTGCGGACGGCGGAAATTGGCGGGGCGCGCACGCCCCGCCGTCATCACGCGCGGACGCCGCGCTGAAGCATCTCCGGCCGCGTGCACATGTGCAGCGGGTAGGAATAGACCTCGATGTCGACGAACATGTTCCGGTCGCGGTCGGGCACGGTCATCGCGTAGAGGGGCTGGCCCGGCGTGTTGACGAATTCGAGGCTTTCCAGCGGGGAGAGCGCCACCTGGAAGACGCCCGGCGCACCGACCGGAAAGAACCGGCAGTCGTTCGTGCCGATCGCGATCGTGGTGCCGTCATCGGTGCCGCGGTAGTTCACGAACGTGATCCCGCCAAACTCGAAAACGCCGAAGGCGACGCCCAAGCGAAGCCGCGAGGCTTCCGAAGTCGCCCTGAAGGTGTCCTCGACTTTCGGATGGTTGACCAGGTCATCCCAGAAGGCGTCGCCGCACAGTCCGAAGATCTGCGTCCCAGGCCCGAATGCGCCGCGCCCCGCTTTCATCATTGCGCGAACGACTTCCGAGCACTTGCCGCGCAGGTTCGTCGTCGCCGTGCCCAGCGCGAAGTTGATCGGGGTCGGCGCCGAAAGGCCGAACTGCGCGAACCAGTCGACGATGGTCGAGTTGTCCGCATCGAGCAGGAGTCCGTTGATGGCGCCGAGCCTGTGGCGCTCCCATGTCGTCTCGATGTCGGTGCGAAGCTTACGCAGGCGCCGCGCCACTTCGGCCTGCACCTGCATCAGTTCCGTCTCGCTTCCGAAGGCGCGGATGTTCTGGATGGAGTTCGCCAACAGCCGGTCCCGCTTTGCCAGCCGTGGCGTCCGGAAATCGCGGATGTCGCGCTTGTCGAGGTCGGCCGATGGCGGCGGCCCGCCGCGTTCCGAGGTTGGCACGATGGCGAGAATGCCGTTGCGGCGTTCGACCGCGACCGTGTTCGTGCGAACGGGTTCCGGCTCGAACACGCCAAGTTCGCCGAGGAAGGCGGGCGTATAGGGAATGCGGTCGACCGCGCGTGTCAGGCTGATTGCCGAGAAGGCATCGCCTTCGAAAACGTCCAGGGTGGGCATGTTGGGTTGCTCCTTTTCAGCGGACCAGGATGCCAAGCGCGGCAAGCTGGCTGATGGCCGCCGTGCGCTGCGGCGCGGTAATGCCGACGGGCCAGGCCAGCGCGCCGGTGCGAACCTCGGCGTGGCGGACGATCGCCACGCCGCGCTGGGCGGCGGCGGTCGCGTTGACGTCCTGGAACAGGACGCCGGCGGCGGTCTGCGAACCGTCGGATGCGGCCGGCGCGAGGATCACGTAGTTGCCGGACGCCGTGATGCGCCCCAGGACGGTGCCGGCGTCGAGATTGCCGGCGCCGATGGTGACCTGTTCGCGGCTGATCGTGCCGTTGGCCTCGGCGAGGATGAACTCGCCTGCCTGGCGGGATTCGGTGATGACAGCCATCGATCAGGCCTCCTTCGTGCGGAACGTCTTGGCGATCACATCGCCCCAGCCGTGGTCGCGGCTTGCCGAGGCCGGCGGGCGGTGCGGGTCGATGACGCGTGCCTCGTCTTCCGCCGCGCGGGCGGAAAGCAGCGCGCGGCGCACCTCG